CCCAAAGCAAATTGTTCTCTGCATATGTATTTAATACATACGAAGGAAATTTTTCTAATATGGTGTCCCTAATTTTGTTGTACAAATTAGGTCCATAAAAATAGTAATTTCTTAATGCTGAATTTATGTTATCAGCTGTTGCCTTGTGTTTGTCTTTATTGTTCTTATTTATTCTAATCCAATACATCATCTCAACGATTGATTGTCGATCTGGGTTTGGAACATAGAATCCACTAAGATATCCAGTGGTATTTTTAAGAAAAGACAAATCTTTAATTGGCTTGTAAGGCACAATCTTGTCACTTTTATCAGCTGAAGTACAAGTCATTCCATGTGAATTAATCCACTCAGAAAACGTAACTCCATTAAAAGTGTCTTTGATTAAGTCAGATACTGATTGAATTGTATCATCCCCGCCTCTCTTGCCACGATTGTTGTCAGCATAAGCTTTGACATTACCTAACATAGGATTTTGCTTTCTCATTATTGCTAAATAAGCTGAAATGTGTAACATTTCATTTATATCACAATTACTAATAAAAGTTGGGAGTTTTCCAGATGGAATAGTACCCATCCCCCTATACAGTTTCTTTCCAGAAACATAATAAGGTGATGAATCCCATTCTAGTAAAGTACTATATCCGAGTTCTCCAATTTCACTAACAATATGTTTTTTAATGTATGAAAAAGCGATTTCGTCTGCTAAATAAACCAAAATTTTACCAATTGATCTATCCCAAAACTTAAAATCAGCATCAAATCCGACATTACCTCCTTCTTGCAAATACATGATTAACTCATGCCAATCCAAGGAAAGTCTATCTAATTTTACTGCTGAATAAGTTTCTTTAGCATGATAATGTGCCATAATATGTGAAAAGAAAAATTTTCTTTGTATAAGCAAAGATATGATGTTTCCATTAGAAAACAATCTTGGCTTTAACTGATCGTAAATTTTACTTTTCTTTATCTTTTCGTCCTTAATAGTTAAAGTATAAGGAGTTAAAGGCACAATACCATTTTTTAAATTATTTAAAAAATCAG